AGGCAAAGTAGAAGACGCAGCGGCAGCGTTTGCGAGCTTTATTTAAATTAATCTAATGCGTCGAGAGACGCCGGAACTATATCATGGCAGCACCTACAAGCACATTCCTTTCGACAGCCGCTATCGGCAACCGTGAGGACTTGTCAGACCTCATCTTTCGTATCTCACCGACCACGACACCGCTTTTGAGTATGTCGGCTAAGTCCAAAGCGACTAACACACTGCACGAGTGGCAAACTCAAGAGTTGGCCGTCGCGGTTAACAACGCGCAGGCTGAGGGCGATAACGCAACAGCTAAGGTTGTGACACCAACGGTTCGTCTTAACAACCGCACACAGATTTCCACTAAAACGGTGATCGTGTCTGGCACGCAGCAGGCTATGAACCCAGCTGGTCGTAAGGACGAGATGGCGTATCAGCTTTCCATGGCTTCGCTTGAACTCAAGCGTGACATGGAAATTTCGTTGACACAAAACTCTGTTACTGCTGCTGCTCCGCGTCAATCACGCGGCTTGGTAGGCTGGATTGTTGATAACGTCGATACCGGCGTTGGCTACGTTGCAGCTAACTACATCACCAATACCGCTCAAACTGACGGTACGCAGCGCGCATTTACTGAAGCACAACTTAAAAACGTGCTCCAGAAAATCTACACAAATGGCGGCGAGCCAGATACAATCATGGTCGGCCCTTCGCAGAAGCAAACTTTCTCAACGTTTAGCGGTAACTCTACACGTTTTGACAAGGGCGAAGATGCTAAGTTGTTTGCAGCCATTGACGTTTATGTCAGCGACTTTAATACCCTGACAGTCGTCCCTAACCGCTTCCAGCGCACTCGTGATGCTTTTGTGGTTCAGTCTGACCGTATCTGTGTGTCATATCTGCGCCCATTTAGCACCATCGAGTTGGCAATGACAGGCGACTCAATGCAGCGCGAGTTGGTTGTTGAGTACACGCTAGAGATGCGCAATCCTAAATCTGCTGGCGCTATTTACGACTTGCTGTAATCGGCAATTGACTAGCGTGTTTTATCTCTTGTAAAATAGAGACAATGGGGGTGCAAAGCCCCCTTCTTTTTAACTCTTAACGCTGAGAAGCGCCGGAGGTTTTTGTATGGACGGTGGATACATCACGGCGACAGTAACTGGCATAACAATTGCTACGTCTGCTGCTTCTTCTAATCAAGTTTTGCCCAATATGTCGAGCGGTGAGAAGCCCCGCTTTATTCGTATTGCAGCTACACAGCCTGCCTGCATCCGCATTGGCGCAGGCACTCAAACCGCTGTTACTACAGACTTGCAGGTTCAGCCTGGCGACGCTGTTATTTTGCAAGTACCAACTGGCGTTACTAATATTGCTGCTGTCCAAGTGACTACTGCTGGTATCGTGCAGGTCAGTCCTTTGGAAAACATGTAATGAGCGATTTAAAGCTTAATGTGCACCGCGAAGACGGACATACGATTTTTCAATCGGTGCAGGACTGTACACCCGTTTTAGAGCGTGCTCAGATGCTGCATAAGTCAGGCCAGCACGGGAGCAAGGATGTTAAGCACGCAGCGCACTTGCCAGCTATCCTGGTTGAGAAATATTGCAATGATAAGGGCATCACCTTTGCTGAGTTTTTAAACCGCAAGGAGGGTCATGTCCGGGCGATGCTTAACGACAAGTCGCTTGAAGGTTTTAGGGTCTGGAAAGGTGCTATTTAATGGCGCTTACTAACTACTCTGACTTAGTTGCCTCGGTAGGCGCTTGGCTTCACCGCGACGACTTGGCCGCAAATATCCCTGATTTCATTGCGTTAGCTGAAGCGCGTATCTCACGCGACTTGCGTATTCGTAAACAGATTGTCACAACTACGCTTACCGCAATACCGGGTAATCAGTACCTTGCTTTGCCAGCAGACTGGATAGAGCTTGAGAACCTATCGGTGCAGGGCTCACCAACAACTAATTTGAGTTATGTCACTGTAGAGCAGCTTAACGTTAACTACCCAGATAAAGGCTTTGTTGGTAAGCCCAGCCTGTATACGATCGAAGGCGATAACTTAATCCTTGGTGCAACACCAGATAGCACATACCCAATTATCTTGACGTACTACGCAAAGTTCCCAGCCTTAGCTACTGCGTCAACCAATGCGCTAATGACGCTCGCACCAAGCATTTACCTATTCGCTGCATTGTCAGAGGCCGCGCCATTTATATCTGACGATGTACGGGTTCAGTTGTGGGATACAAAATATCGCGCTGACATGACAGCGTTACAAGCGCAAGACGACAAAGCAACGCATAGCGGCTCTATGCTACGCGTTAAAATAATTTAAAGGCAAAACATGTCCCTAGAATCAGGCACGTTTATCAGTGACTTAGTTGTCACGAACCCACTAAACACAGACCAAAAAGCGCAGGGCGCGGGTCACTTGCGTTTGCTTAAATCAACGGTAAAAGCAACGTTTCCCGCTATTACAGGCGCGGTTACTTCTACGCATACCGAGCTAAACTTCGTGGCTGGTGTTACTTCGGCTATCCAGACGCAATTAGCAAATGAGATTGCGCGTGCTGCTCCGCTAGTATCACCTGCCCTAACAGGTACACCTACCGCGCCTACCGCAGCGCCGGGAACTAGTACGACACAGCTATCAACTACAGCATTTAACGCGGCAGCGGTGCTGGTTGAAACTAACCGGGCAACGGCAGCGGAAGCACTAAAAGCTAACATCGCTTCACCTACTTTTACGGGCACGGTAAATATACCAACTGGCGCAGTTATAGCGGATTACGCTTTACTTGCTTCTCCTGCGTTTACAGGCGTTCCCACAGCCCCTACGGCCTCTGTCGGAGTTAGTACTACACAGATAGCATCCACGGCTTTTGTCAGCGCTACGGCCTTTGCAACAGCCCTACCGGGTCAAGCTGGTAACGCCGGTAAGTTTCTTACCACCGACGGTACAAACGCAAGCTTTGTTGCGCTTGTTATTCCGGCAGCAACTGGTTCTACTTTATTTCTAGCCTCTAACTTTGGAGCATTTTAAATGGCAGCAAACACCGCGCCCATATTCCCACTGACGCCTTTTGCGTCACTGGCTAACTTTTCTAACCAATCCGCCTGCACTACGCGAGGCCCTACGGCTACAGCCAATCTCGCAGCGGCTAATATTGTCATTCTTGTCGCGCCTGGCTCAACCAACGGCCGCAAGATTGATTCAATTCGCATTCAATCGGCTAGCACTTCTGTGACTGCTCCTACCGCAAGCCAGGTTGTTACCGTGTGGTATTTTGATGGTACGTTGGCTTACCCTTTCGCGGACATTCAAGTTGATCTAATCACGCCTTCTACAACATCGGCAGGCTTTAACCGGCTGACGCAGTTTACGGATTTAGTGCTACCCCCTGCGCACGGCTTGTACGTGTCTACCACAATCACGACGACAGCCGCTACTACAGCGCTTGTCATCAAAGCAACCGGAGGTGACTTCTAATGACCGCTTTTAACTACGGTGCAGATGCACCAGCCAACAAGGGCACTTACGGTTTTCCTTTGCCGCCTAATGCTGCTACTCGGGTTGCTCCACCAGAGTGGAAAAATAATAAATTTTTAACAGCATCAAGCTCTAACGAAGTTGTACCTCAAAACGTTTACCAAATAAAAGTAGAAGTTTTTAGCGGCGGCGGTGGTGGCTCTAGATTCGCAAGCAATATCGCTACTGGCGGCGGCGGCGGCGGCTATGGTTCCGCTATTATTGATGTAATTCCCGGTCAATTATTGCCTCCAATAACGGTAGGACTAGGCGGGTCGCAACAATTATCCAATTCGGCTTCTGGCAATTCAGGAGGCGCGTCTAGTTTTGGCTCTTTAATCTCAGTAACTGGCGGCGCAGGTGGGCTTTTTCAAGCTGCCGGGAGTGGAACACTTGCGGGAGGTGCTGGCGGTTTGCCGACAGTAATATCGGGTCTCCGTGGCGCATTATTCTATCCGGGGGGAAATGGTGGGGCAAAAAGCGGTAGCAGCACATCCCCCAGTCTTCCCTCAGGTGGCGGGGGTATGGGTTCAAACCTTGGCGCGGGCGGTTCGGGCGGCGCATTGGCACAAAGCAGCAATTTTAGCGGACAATCAACCGGAGGCGGCGCTATGGGCGGCGGTAACGGCGGCGCGTTAATTTCTACAAGCGTTATAAACAACTCCACTGGGGGGGGGGGCGTAAGGTTTAATGGCGGTGATGTTGCAAACGCTGCTTCTTCTGGCGGTTCTGGCGCAGGAGGCACGGCTGCAAATGGTGACCTTTGCAATACTACTGCATCTAGTGGCGGTGCTGGAATTCTCGCACCTGCATCTATTACCCCAAATGCGGGAACTAACGGTCATACTAATGCAGTATCAATTATCCAAGTGCTAAACAGTAATTTATTTTCCGGCAGCGGTGGCGCAGGAAACAACGGTATTGGCGGTGCTGGCGGGTTCGGTGGTGGTGGTGGCGGGGGTGGTGGTGGCAGCCAATCTGGCGGTAATGGCGGCTTTGGAGGCGGAGGCGGTGGCGGTGCTAATATTGGCGGTGCTGGCGGTTTTGGTGGCGGTGGCGGTGCTGGTGTTACTGCTGGCGGTAATGGCGGCTTTGGTGGCGGTGGTGGCGGCGGTGGTGGTTCTGGTGGTGCTGGTGGTAACGGTTTTGTAATTTACTATTGGACTGAGGGCTATTAATTATGAAATACAGCCGAATAGTCAACAACACTGCGGTGGATACCCGCAGCGATTCGCCGGTAGGTTTCTACACCGAGAACATCGCCAATGAATTCGTCGTAGTACCTGATGAAGTGATGGCCGGCTGGTCAAACAGTAGCGGCGCATGGCTAGCCCCAGTGCCGCCACCAGAAGCAACACCAGAGGAAATAGCAGCGCGTGAGGCGGCGGCAGCAGAGGCTGCACGGCTAGCAGCAGTACCGCGAGAGATAAGCCCGCGACAAATACGTCAAGCGCTTACAGCATTGAGTTTGCGCGACCAAGTTGAAAACGCAGTAGCTGCAAGTTCAACAGACATAAAAGACTGGTGGGAATTTTCTACTAGCGTTGAGCGCGATAATGAACATGTTATAGCTATGGCTGTTCAGCTTGGCGTTACTGATCGACAGCTTGACGACTTATTCACATTAGCCGGAACCCTTTAATGCTTTCAACAATTCAAAAGTGCGGTAATGGCGTTAATAAAGATCTACTGCCTTCTGAATTACTCCCGGGTCAGTGGAGTGATGCGCTTAATATCCGCTTTCGCAATGACTTTGCGGAAAAGTTTAAAGGCATAAAGGCGGCTTATGCAGTGCCAGCAGTCGTGCCGTATTACATTGATTTATACACGGCCAATAGTTCGCGCTTTATTATCGAAGCGAGCACGGCTAAAGTATTCTGTGATGACGGGGTAACGGCTACCGATATTACACGCTTTGGTGAAGGCAAACAGATTTCCTCAATTACGTTTGCTACAACCACGGCTACGTTAACCACAGCTACAGCGCACGGCTTGACAACTGGCGCAACGGTGATTGTTTACTTAGCCTTCCCTGCGGTCTACAACGGCACTTTCGTCGTTACAGTTACCAGCACAACAGCATTTACCTACACGCTGCCTAGCACGCCTGCAAGCGTTGCTACGACCCTTGGCGCATACTCAACCAACATTAATAGCGACTTTACCGGCGCTATAGATGACCGATGGACAGGCGGTGCGCTTAACGGTGTGCTAATTTTAAACAGCCCTACAGATGGTCTTCACTTTTGGTCGGGAACACCCGCTGATAAAGTTCGCAGAGTACCAACTTCTATAAACATCGCAGACTCTGCGAGGATGTTTAAAAACTACATTGTCTCGCTTGGCACGACGGTTTCAGGTGTCAAGCGGCCTCACAATGTTGCTTGGTCAAGCGCGGCAGAGCCCGGCGCTATCCCCTCATCCTTTACATCTACATTATTTAATGATGCGGGTAATCAGGACTTGGCAGAAACCACTGGGCAGATGGTTGATAGCCTGCCTCTAGGCGACGTAAACATCATCTATAAACAAGACGCACGCTATGCAATGCAGTATATCGGCGGTAACTTTGTTTTTAGATTCCAGCGCTTACCCGGTAACGATGGCCTACTTGCCCGTGGTTGTGTAGTTAATACACCAAAAGGTCACGTCTTCCTAACCAATGGCGACGTCAAGATTCACAACGGTGGCGAGGCGACAAGTATCTGCGATGGAAGAATCCGTAAGTGGCTTTTTTCAACAATGGATAGCAATTTCGCACAAAGAAGTTTTTTAGCTTTAAATCCCCAAAAGAAAGAAGTTTGGGTAATATTTCCTAGCTTTTCTCAAACAACATGCGACACAGCCGCTGTTTGGAACTGGGACTCGGACACTTGGGGCATTAGATCATTAAGTAATGTTACTTATGCTGCGACAGGCTTAATATCTGGAAACCTTATTTTAGATACTTGGGTTTCAGATGCTGACCCTTGGAACACTGATGCTTCTGCTTGGTTTGAAAATGAATTCTCGCAAAATGAATCTAGGATGGTTATTTCAACGTCAACACCTAGAATCGGCTTAGTCGATACCGGAACGTTAGATTTTGGTGTAGTCTTTAGCTGGCTTTTAGAAAAACGCGGCATCCAGCTTGATGACTCGGATTCAGTTAAAACGCTATCCGCAAGTCGTCCACAATTTAGCGCATTGCCCGGGACTGTTGTTTCAGTGTTTCACGGCTCAGCGCAAACTACTGACGGTACGCCTAACTACGCGCAGCCTATAACTTACACTATTGGCACGTCCAACATGGCTAACAGGTTCGCAACCGGTGGCCGCTACATGGCTTACAAGCTAACTAGCAACGACCCGCAACCGGTGACAATCCGCTCCTACGATTTAGATTACACAAAGCAAGGCAGATTTTGAGTACTTACCAGCCAGGCTACGTGCCAGACGATACGTCCATGATGGCCAACTTCTTGCGCCAAGAACTTATCGGTATCAAGCAAGCGTTAGAGCAGGGCTCTGATGCGCTTTACTTAACAACTATATATGCCAGCCCCGGAAAAGTTAAGGAGGGCATGTTAATACTCGCAGACGGTACGCAATTTAATCCGGGCTCTGGCGGCGGTGTTTATGTATACCGAGCTGGTGCATTCAGGTTTCTAGGATGACCGAATTAAAACCAAAAGACAAAGTAATGCACTTGCAAGAAATGTTAAATAAAGTTCCGCAAGTTGATTGCCCTATAAAACATTATTTCGCACCTGGGGTATTTGCGCGTGAGATAACAATCCCAAAAGGCACTTGTTTAGTTGGTGCTGTGCATAGAACAGATAACTTAGCAATACTGTCTAGCGGTCGCTTGCTGATTGTTGTAGATACTGGGACAATGGAGATGTCAGCCCCTTACGTTATAAATGTCAAAGCGGGACAAAAAAATGCAGCAGTGGCTTTAGAAACCTCGACTTGGACTAACTTCTTCCCTAACCCGGAAAATGAAACTGATATTGACGTTTTGATAGAACGTTTTACTGAATCAAAAGCCAGCGAGTTAATAGGTGGCGCAGACAATAAACAACTTAAAAATAATCATATAACTGACGACCGAGAAGATTACAAGCTTTTTTTGTCTGAATATGGTTTGTCAGAACCTATAGTTTTATTGCTTGTGCATAACGATAACGACCTTATAAACATTAATTTACCTAAAGTTGAAAAGTTTGACTCTTTAATTGAGGGTAAAGGTCTGAGAGCTTTAGCGGATATAAAAAATGGTGAATTAGTAGGGCTTTCGAGATTATCAGGAAAGCGCACGCAATTAGGTAGATTTTTAAACCATTCGGTAGAGCCCAATGTAAAATTCACATTATGCGAAAATAACGATTTAATGGCTTATGCAATTAAAGATATAAAACATGGTGAAGAATTAACAAATTGTTATAGACAGGCCATGAGCGTAAACAACGCTGGCTTTTCTCCTTTGAAAGGTAAATTATGAGCGCAGGATTATCAGCAGGTGCAATCGGTCTAATCGGTGCAGTAGCCCCCTCAGTCGTAGGCGGTATTTTAGGCGGCCAGTCTTCAGGTAATACCCAGACATCACAGCAGTCATTAGACCCTCGTATGCAGGCCATACTGTATGGCGGCGGTGCAGATAAGGGCTTGCTAGGAGATGCTAACGAATTGCGTAAGCAGCAGCTAGCCCAAGGCGGTTTAAACGACACACAACGCGCCGGTCTTGAGATGCAGCGCCAAACCCTTATGTCTCCACAGTACACGCAAGGCTATGACCAGATGCGTAATGCAGGCAGCCAATTGCTTGGCGCTGGCGTGGCAGGCAATCCGTTTGCTAATGGCGGCAATGGCTCGATCGGTATGGGTAGTATGCCAAACAATCAAGCTGTTAGAAGCCAGCAAATGCCATTTATGCCAGCTTTTAGATACGATCAAAACTCAGCTATGCAGGGCGCTAACAACCCGATGGCCAAGCCTGAGCCGGTTGTTACTCAGCCGATGCAGCAAGCAAATGAGCAAACCCCGTTGCAACAATACATTGCGGATTTAGAGCAAAAGCAAGCCATGCTGATGGCTGAAGCTAATCGCGGCACATCTTCTTAAAAGGTAAAAAAATGGCTACGTTTAAAGAACAAGCACAGCAGCTTTATAAAAATACGCTAGGTCGAGAAGGTGACGCTGAAGGCATTAATTATTGGGCAGGACAACTGGAAAAAGGTGTTAGCCCACAGGCAGTGCAAGATTCTTTTAAAGGCTCCGCTAGAACTGTTTATCAAGATTACTTAAGCAACCCAAATAGTGCCAACTCGAAAAACCCTGAAATATCGGCACTATTAAATAGTGACCTTCAAAGTGGTATTGTTCCTCCAGGCAGTCAGACAGGTTCGGCACAATCAAATGCACAACAGTCTTTAAATTCTAATATATACAAAAACTTGTATGGCGGCAACACTCCTGCGCCTATTCAAAGTTTTGAAGAAGACACTAATGCACAAAATGCTAGGTTGTCGCAGTACAAGGGAAATCCATACGCAACCGGTGTTAATCCT